TTTATTAATATTATCAAGATTATTATGTTCTGAATTATTGTATTGTAAATATTCAGGTTCCGCAGTAATATAAACAACCCTATTTTTTAAATATTCTCCTGCTCCAATTAATATATCTAAATCTGAACCTTGTGCATCAATTTTGATATATTCTATATATGGAAATCTATTCCAATCAAAAACATCAAAAAAATGTTTTAGTGAATAAACATTAACTTTTACAATCTCTTTAATTTCATCGTGTAAATTACTATTAGGACAATATAAACTTGAACATCCTGAATCGTTCTTTGTGCAAAAGAAATCAACCTCTGTAATTTCTTTAACATTACTTAAGGCAACATCAATTAAACAAAAATGTTTAGTATCAATATATTTATTTTCAAGAACATATTGATGACGGTTAATAATATTTTTATTTAAAATACTTTTAACGTTATATGGGTTTGGTTCAAACCCAAAAATATATAAATCATCATTATTATTATCATTTTCAAACCATATTTGTGTATGAGGTGCGCCATATGATAAACCAATATCAATTTTAACCCTTTTTTTATTTAAAGGTATTTTATTAAAATCAACATATTTATCCATTATATATAATAATCTTTCTATAATAATCTTTATTTATAGGTTATTATATATAATTATAGTAATTCTTTTTATATACAGGATAATGATAAAATGATATTAATTATTCTATTCTTTTCTAATTATAGAATGAATATTTTTATAATTAACAGATACAGAAAGATATATACTGACGAAAGATTGTTTTATGTTATTTATAAAAAGAATAAGATTAATATAACAAAATACTTTAAAAAAAATGGGGTAATAAAAAAAGAATATAAGCATCTAATCCAGCAAAAATCAAAGAAGGTTGGTGGAACAGATAATAAACTTGTATTATGTTCATTTAATGTTTTTACATGGAGCGGTTATGAATCATACCCTATTAATTTTGATAATGAGTTTAAAAAACTAATAAGTGAAAAAAATGTAATGTTATTGCTTACGCAAGAGGATGAATTACAAGATGATGATACGACTGAAAGTGTAAAAGCATATTCAAAAGATAAAAGTGGTCGATTTAGTTTTATTTCATGTATCAACACCTTCCTACAATTTTGTAGAGGTGTTGTTCCAAGAAATGCAATAATTATAAAAGATACGGTATTTGATATTAGTATAGCAAATTTACATTTAGAAGGAGGGCGTTTTATAGATTTAGAATTAGATGATAATACATTTCAAATATATTTAGAGATTAAACTAGCATTATTGAAAGAAGTATTAAAAAAGCAACCTGATATTATTTTGGGTGATTTTAATTCGGTTTATTGTAATAATCCAATATTGCGACAACAAATGTATATTGCTCAACATACCTACTATAATAACTATAGAAATCAATCGCCACAAAAACCTTGCGAAAGATGTGCTGTAAACGAAACAAAAATTAAAAAAGATGAAAAACACCCATTACATTTATTTACATCGCATATGAGTGACAATTATGATTTAAACTTAATAAATAGATGTCCTAATAGTAATCATAAAAATGATAAAAAAGTATTAAGTTTGAAACAAATTATTTCTTGGAATGATGAACCATTTATCTTATTAAAACAGAATGGTTATAAATATATAGAGCCAGAAAATATAACAGTAAACAAAAAAATCAATCCAACAAATTCAAGAGGTGAAAATGTAATAGATCATGTTTGGGTTAAAGAGTCGATGTATGAAAGATTTACTTTCAGTACAGAAATATATGATGGTTTTGGTGGTCCAGTAAGTAATTTATATGGTTTAGTATCAGATCATAAACCTGTTATATTGACTATTAAAAAAATATTAGATAGTGAAACAAAAGAATTAGATAGTGAAACAAAAATATTAGATAGTGAAACAAAAGAATTAGATAGTGAAACAAAAGAATTAGATAGTGAAACAAAAATATTAGATAGTGAAACAAAAATATTAGATAGTGAAACAAAAGAATTATATAGTGCAACAAGAAGATTAGATAGAACTTCGAGAAAACCATATAGTGCAACAAAAAAAAGACGTATTTATTAAATATATTTTTAAAAATTTAAAATTAAAATAATTTACTTTTATGTGTTTCTTTTAGATTATATTCCATATGTTGACATATTTTCATTATTTTAACTTTACAAATAGATATAATTCATTTTATTTTTTACAATTTATAAATTAATTTATCATTTTTATATAAAGAATTCTAATTATATAAAAAAAATGATTTTGTTGATTATAAATAGTTATTATGTATACTAATCATATGAAACAAACAAAGGGATTACAACGCAATACTATTGATAAATATTATACAAATCCAACTACAGTTAATTTATGTATTGAATTTATTAAAAATAATATTGTAATAGATGATAATGATTTAATAATAGAACCAAGTGCTGGAAATGGAGCATTTATTGCTGGTATAAAATCTTTGGTATATAATACTTTGTTTTATGATATAGAACCTGAGAATGAAGAAATAATTAAGCAAGACTTTTTAACGCTTGACATACGCGAGACCGGGTTGTATGGAACTGAAAATAAAATACATATTGTTGGGAATCCTCCATTCGGTCGTCAATCATCACTCGCTATACAGTTTATCAAAAAATCTTGCGAATTTGCAGACAGTATTTCTTTCATATTACCTAAAAGTTTCAAAAAAGATAGTCTAATAAAGAAAGTTCCTTTAAACTTTCATCGCATTTTTGAGGTTGATTTGCCAGACAATTCCTTTATTGTTAATGGAGATGCACATAATGTCCCATGTATATTTCAAATATGGGCAAAGCGTTCATATAATAGAGATGCAATTGAACAGATAGAACCTTTAAATTTTAATTTTGTTAAAAAAACAGAAAATCCTGATATTTCATTCCGTCGTGTAGGAGTTAATGCGGGCACAATAAATACTGACTGTGATAAAAGTATACAATCTCATTATTTTATTAAATTTACAAATGATAAAAGCGTTGCAGATAATATTATGCGGTTGTCTACAATCACCTTTGACTTTAATAATACTATTGGACCAAGGTCTATATCAAAGCAGGAACTAATACAAATGTTTAATCAGTTGTTATAAATGATGTTAATGAATATTAAATTACAAAATGCTTATTTATAATATTATTAAGATTGTTCAAATAACACAACGTATTATTTTCAAACCCTTTTTCAAATATTTTATATGCTTTATTTTTATTACTTTTGAATTGTATTTCATAACAAACGACGCATAATAATTTACTATTGCTACTATTATGTTCATTATTAAAGATATATTTTGACCCCCTATTAGTTTGATGCCCTCCGCTCCATAAATCAAGTTGATTCATTCCAATTAAAACCTTGCTATTTATCTTATCGAGAATATACCAGTCCGGAATTTCTGTAGTATCATGAATTGAACATTTTTTTTCAAAACATACCTCGAATTTATCTTTGTCTAAATTTAATAATTCAATATGTTCTTTGACTATTTTATTAAACTTATTCCCTCTTATAACACCTTTAGTTCCTGCAGGTATCAATTGTGGTAAATATTCATCTATAATTTTTTTTCTCGTATCATCATCTATATATTTTCCCAATATATTACTTAACCTCGTAATTTCATTTTTAACAGAATCACATTCCTTATATTCAGGCATCAATTTAGCATCACATAGTTTTTCAATAGTTTCGTGACAGATATCATCTTTTATCTTTGTATTCAGTTCATCAATACTTATCATTCTTTGCGTTGGTATTTAATTACTAAATAAAACCACATATCAATTTTTTTTATTATACGACCATATAAGAACATATTAAGTATATTATATGATAATAATTTAATATTTACTACATCTAATATAGAATGATAGAGGATTACTTAGAATATACGAGGATATACAAAGAAAAATATGGAGACAAATGTATTGTTTTAATGCAAGTCGGTTCATTTTTTGAGATATATACGATATATCAGAATAGTGATACATCTATTAATAATGATGTGTATATTATAGCAGAATTATGTGGTATTCAAACATCACGTAAAAACAAGACAATCGCAGAAATATCGATTGCGAATCCAGTAATGGCTGGATTCCCTCTCGCTTCTCTTCCTAAATTTAGGGATAAAATATTAGCAAATAATTACACAATAGTATTAGTCGAGCAAGTGTCTGACCCTCCTAATCCAGAACGCAAAGTAACAGAGATAATATCACCTGGGACTAATGTTAATATTGTCAATAAAAGGAGTAATTATATAATGGTAATATATTACGAAGTGATTGACGGATACATTATAGCAGGTATATCCGGTATTGATTTATCAACAGGAAAAACATTTGTATATGAAGTATCTTCAACTAAGGATGACCCTGAATTTGCGAACGATGAAGTATTTCGCTTTATAAGCACCTATAATCCATCAGAACTGATTATAATTAGTGAAGCAATCGCCGAAGAATGTAAAAAGAGAATATTAAAAAATTTAAATATAAGTAACATACGAGTTCATTATAAATGGGATAAATACGAGCATTTATCTTTTTTTAGTAATATTAATAAACAACGGGATATATTAGAAAAGATTTTTATAATTAAAAAAGGATTTCTTTCAATTATAGAGATATTAAACTTAGAAAAATATAATAATTCGCGATTTTCTTTATGTTGTCTGTTAGAATTTGCATATGAACATAACTCTGATATTGTTAAAGGGTTGGAAGAAGCTCCAGAAGTTTTTGAAATGAATAAAAATATGACGATAGAATTTAATTCTGCAATTCAATTAAATGTGTTAGGACTATATCAAGGCGACCAACCTTTAATAGATATATTAAACAGATGTTCCACCGCTTTTGGATATCGCACATTTAAAGAGCGTCTCTTACAACCTATGATAAATGTTGATGATATAAATAAGACATATGATGATGTTGATATCTTATTAAAAGACAATAAATATTTAATTGTTCGTAAGCATCTATCTGCTATAATGGATTTAGAGCGTCTAAAAAGAAAGATGAAAACTAATAAAATGGCACCACATGATTGGGTATCATTTAATGAATCTTTAATATCTACAAAAGAGATTAAGTTATTGTTAGATTTTCCAGATGAGATTATTAGTAATACTGAGATAGATAGCATAATATTGCAGTTTATAAACATTATAGATTTAGATGAAGCAGGAAAATACAATCTAACAAACTTACAGGATAAATCCAGTATTATTAACTTTTTTAAGAAGGGAATTTATACAGATATAGATTTGTTATTAGATAAATATAATAAATCATATGAAATAATAAATTCAGATTGCGATAAAATAGCAAAAATAGGCGATAATGATACTACTATGTGTAAAGTTGAGAATAATAATCGCGAAGGATACTATTTAACTATTACAAAAAAAAGATTTGAGACTGCTTTAAAAAGCAAGAGAGAACTTATGAATTCATTTGAAAAGAAATTATTATCTTCATCTTCATCAACATATAAACTTACAAATGCAAATATTATAAAGGAAAGCAATAATATTGTAGAATACAGTCAGCAAATATCTCAATTGGTGCTAAGTCATTACAAAGAGTTTGTAATTAACTTTGTAAATAACAACGCAAATATTTTAGATACAATAGTAAAATATTTAATTAGAGTTGACATCGCTGCAAATTCTGCAAAGAATGCGTTTGATTATTGCTATGTGCGACCTGTAATAGATTGCGTTACAACATTATGCAAATCATCATTTATGGAATCAACTGATATGCGCCACCCAATTATTGAGAGAATACAAGATGATTTTCAATATGTTGGTAATAATATTTCTCTAAATAAAAATGGTATTCTATTATATGGTATTAATGCTTCTGGGAAGTCTTCTTTTATGAAAGCAGTTGGGTTGAATATTATTATGGCGCAAGCAGGGATGTTTGTTTCTGCATCATCATTTAAGTATTACCCTTACCATAGCATATTTACAAGAATATCTGGATTAGATAATATTTATAAAGGAATGTCTAGTTTTACTGTAGAGATGACAGAATTAAGAAATATTCTTAAAAGGTGCAATAAGTTCAGTCTAGTGATTGGCGATGAAATTTGCTGTGGTACTGAATCAATATCAGCAATCTCTATTGTTGCAAGTGGTATAGACACTTTGATAAATAAAGGGGCGTCATTTATATTTGCATCACATCTACACGAATTAACAAAATTATCAACAATTAAAAATAATATTAAAGAATCAAAACTTTTTGTTAAACACATTAGAATAACATTTGATGAAAATAACAATATTATATATGACAGAGTTATTCAAGAAGGACAAGGTAATAATAATTACGGGATTGAAGTTTGCCGAACTCTAGATATGCCATTAGATTTTATGAAAAATGCAGAATTAAATAGAAAAGAAGTTGAAGGTATTAATAATAACATATTAAATAAGAAAAGTTCTAGATATAATTCTAAAATAATTATTGATATGTGTAATATATGCAATAAAAACAAAGCAGAAGAAACACATCACATAGTATATCAACATACAGCAGATAAAAATGGATTTATAAATAAATCTTTCCACAAAAACGCAAAGCATAACTTAGTAGCAATATGCAAAGAATGTCATCGTAAAGAGCATAGTGGAAAAATCAAAATAGAATGTTGGATTTCTTCTTCAAAAGGAAGGAAACTAATATGTAATTATAATTATGATAATACTAATGATACAATAGATACAACTGATACTAATGAAATTAAAGATACTGATAATAACACAGATGATAATGATAGCGACGGAAGTCTATAATATAATGTTATAATTATTTTTTGTTAATATATATAAAAACAAATTATATATATAGATATAACAAGATACATAAAAATGCGTGTTATTAAACGTAATAGTGAAATGGAGGATGTTAGTTTTGACAAGGTATTAAATCGATTAAAAAATCTTTCTGATGGGTTAACTATTGATGTATCAGAAATAGCACAAAAGGTATGCGCGCGTATTTATGATGGTGTCAAAACATATGAGTTAGATGAACTAGCTGCTTATTTATGCAGTAGTATGTCAATAGAACATCCTGATTATAGTATTTTAGCATCTCGAATTATAGTATCAAATCATCATAAGAATACATCGCCATCGTTTAGTGAAACTGTGCATATATTATATAATAATGTAGATAATCATGATAGTCATACGCCATTAGTATCTGAAGAACTATATAATATTGTTGTTAGCAATAAAGAAAAACTTAATACGCATATAGATTACCAAAGAGATTATTTATTTGATTATTTCGGTTTCAAGACTTTGGAAAGAGCATATCTTTTACGACTTAATAAAAAGATTATTGAGAGACCCCAGCATATGTGGATGCGTGTTGCAATCGGTATTCACGGTAATGATATTAAAGAGGTTTTGCAAACATATGATTTAATGAGTAAAAAATATTTTACACATGCAACACCCACTCTGTTTAATGCAGGAACAAATCGTCCTCAATTAAGTAGTTGTTTTCTATGTAGTATTAATGACGATAGTGTAACAGGTATTTTTGATTCGTTAAAAGAAGTTGCATTAATTTCTAAATATGCAGGAGGTATTGGGTTACATATTCATCAAATACGAGCGAATGGTAGTCATATCAGAGGAACTAATGGAACATCAAATGGTATTATACCTATGCTAAGAGTTTTTAATAATACTGCAAGATATATCGATCAAGCAGGGAAAAGACTTGGAAGTATTGCAGTATATCTTGAAACATGGCATAGTGATATTGAGAGTTTCTTAGAACTTAAAAAAAATCATGGAAGTGAAGAGGATAGATGTAGGGATTTATTTCTAGCATTATGGATTTCTGACCTCTTTATGGAAAGAGTTAAAAGTGAGGGGAAATGGTCTCTAATGTGCCCTGATAAGTGTAGAGGATTGAGTGATGTATACGGCGATGACTTTAAAAAATTATACGAACAATATGAAAGTGACGGTAAATATATCAAGCAGGTTAATGCACAAGACCTTTGGTTTAAGATATTAGAAGCACAGATAGAACAAGGGGTACCATATATTTTATACAAAGATGCCTCTAATAAAAAGAGTAATCAAAAAAATCTTGGAACTATTAAATCAAGTAATTTATGTGCTGAAGTATTAATTTACTCTTCTCCTGAAGAGACAGGAGTATGTAATTTGGCGTCTATATGTCTTCCTTCGTATGTTGAAGATGGAATATTTAACTTTGAAAAATTGCATGATATTACAAAGGTAATTACAAAGAACTTAAACAAGGTTATTGATAAGAACTTCTATCCGATTGAAAAAGCGAGAGTATCTAATTTAAAGCATCGTCCAATCGGTATTGGAGTCCAAGGACTAGCAGACGTATTTATTAAATTGAGATTTCCTTTTGAAAGCGAAGATGCAAAACAATTAAACAAGGATATATTTGAAACAATTTACCACGCGGCGGTTGAGGCATCTATGGAGTTATCCAAAAAGCGCTTTAACATTATTAATAATATTAAAAATATTAATAATAAAATTCTTGATGAGGGTATCAACAATTATGTAAATGAATTTGAAAAAAATATTGCAAATCCTAAATATATTGGGGCTTATAGTTCTTTTGAAGGTAGTCCAATATCTCAAGGGTTATTTCAATTTGATTTATGGAATGCTGAACCTAGCACAAGATATGATTGGGATAAACTGCGCGGTGATATAATCAGTTATGGTGTTCGTAATAGTCTTTTACTATCACCTATGCCTACTGCATCAACGTCACAAATAATGGGATTTAATGAAAGTTTTGAACCATTCACTAATAATATTTTTCAACGTAAAACATTAAGCGGAGAGTTTATTATCATTAATAAATACTTGATTAATGATTTAATTAGTAAAGGACTTTGGAATAAAGAGCTTAAAGATACCATAATTTTACATGAGGGAAGTGTGCAAAATATCCCAGAAATAGACGACGAATTAAAAGCAATTTATAAAACTGCGTGGGAAATAAAACAACGTAACATTATAGATATGTCTGCTGATAGAGGACAATATATTTGCCAAACTCAGAGCCTTAATATATTTATGGAAGAACCTGATTTTCAAAAGTTGTCATCTATGCATTTTTACGGACACTCAAAAGGTTTAAAAACAGGTTCGTATTATCTTCGCACAAGACCCAAAGCAAAAACACAACAATTTACAATTGACCCTGATTTTGCTAAAAAAAAGAGAAGATGTGTTGAAGATAATGGTGACACATGCGTGTTGTGCTCTTCATAATATTTAAAATTAAATAGTATTATACGTATTTATATCAATTATTTTATTCTTTTTCTTAAAATATATAATGTCTAAAACTCTAGTAATTATTTTATCTGAAACAAGAGCAAGCGAATTAACTTTTGATAGTTTTAAAAAAAATGTTTTAGATGAGTTAAACGCAGATTTATGTCTATGTATTGGTGTTAAACCAGGATATGATTATAATAATCCATTTTATCAAACAGCAAAATATAAATTTGTATATGACGAACCAGATGATTTTGGAGATGCATTTGAATATGCATACAATACAATATCCCAAAATAAACCAAAATATGAATGTCTTTGCAATGTTAATGCTTTATATGGTAAAATACAAGTTCCACAACAATCTACAGAAAATATTACTTATTATGAAAATATACAAAATATTAATGAATTAAATGATGATGAAGTTATAATATACACAAAAAATTTTCCAGATAATTTGTTTAAAAATCAAGTATATGGTATTAAAAATAGTGAAAATAATGAATTAGTTATTCAAGAAAACGTAATTACATATAAAAAACCTTTATATTGGCGTGAATTTTTGAAAATTAAATACAAAATTTTAGGCGGATTTTTAGGTGGAATAAAAGATACTCATAATCAACATAAAGGTTCTGCAGGAATATTAATATTTTTTAGATGGTTTTTATTGAAAAATTTGATAGATAATGATTTAATAAATAAATATGACAGATTTGTTATTACAAGAAGTGATTATATTTATCAATTGCCTCATCCAAAAGTAGAACATATGAATGAAAATTGTATATGGATACCTGACTGCGAACATTATTTTGGATATACAGATAGGCATGTTGTTTTGTCTAAAAATAATATTGAGTCATATTTAAATATATTAAATAATTTTGTTCTTCGTTCAAATGAATTTTTTTTAAAAATGAATTATATAAATGATTGGAATATAGAAAAACTTATAGGATTTAATTTAGAACAAAATAATGTATTGCATCTTGTCAAAGAATTTCCATATGTTATGTATGCTGTTAGAAATATAAATGGTTCTACTCAAGGTAGTGGCGGAACATATTCAAATGAATTTGGTTATTATATTAAATATCCCTCTGAATATGATAAATCAAGTTATTATAAAAATGAATTTGAAAAATCCAAACTAACAATTAATGAATTTTATAAAAATAATATATCTAAACAATAAAAATACAATATATATGTAAGTAATTATAAATACTACCTTTTATATAAACGTATAGGTTTTAAGAGTTAAATCTATAATATAACTAACTACATCTACATTTACGGCGTTACCAAATTGTTTATAGCAAACATTATCATTTATATGTAATATAAAATCATCAGGGAATGATTGTAACCTCGCACATTCTCTTGGTGTAATATATCTTTTCTCTTTTGCGTAAATTGGCGTCTGAACAATAGCAACTAATGTTGGAAAATAATTTGTCTTCTTTATTCTAATACCTGATTGCCTAAATTGAATGAAATAATTCCAAATACTATCGTTAGGTTTTTTTATTCCCGCTTGCCATTCTAATTTTCCGCTGTTCTCTTTCTTCTGCAAGATATACTTATATTTATTATACCATTCATCCCATTCTTTTTTATATTTGTTATAGATTGGTTTATTTTTTTTAATATAATCTTTCTTCCACGCAGGTAATTTTTTAAATTCTTCTTCTGTATATATTTTGTAAAACTCATTACATAAAATAGTGGGACTTAAAGTTTCATTAACTTCAAATACTTGTATCATCATATCCCATATGTTTAATATATTCTCAGTATCTTCTGATATCCTATATTTATCTGTTCTATTTTTATCTGTATCAATAATTCTAGAAATATCGATTGGGATATTAGGGAGTTTGAAATCAATAATTTTGCTTTTATCATATAAATTTTTTTCAATACATACA